GAGGCACGTGAGTGGCTCAACCAAGGTTTACACCAGACCCACCATATGAAAAACCCATTCTTATCACGTTCAGAACAAAGAAAACGTATGGTTGTCAACATCGACACTCTATTAGCAGAACAGAACAGGACGTTTGTGTAATGGCAAAGAAGAAAGCACCCGCAAAGCCTAAAGGCAAAACTTCAGAGAAAGTCAAGAAGAGCGCTAGCCCTCGTAGCAATGTAAGAGTGCGTCCTGAAGTTGCTAAGAAAACTCAGCCACAAAAAGAGTACAACAAGTATCAAACTTGGAAGACTGAACAAGCAGCAAGTGGTAATGCTGCTCGTCAAGAGGCTAAAGCAGTAAAAGCCAAAAATGACGGAGACACACTAAGGGGCAAGTCAAAAAGAGTAATCAAAATTCGCACAGGTGGCGGTATGGGCGGAATGTTCGGCACGAAGAACCGATGATTAAGAAACCAAAGCCTGTCAAATCTGCCGAGCAGAAGAAGATGGACAAGTTAGTAAAGCAGTACATTCCCCAAAATAGAACTGGCCTAACGTCCAGAATCATTGTCCAAGGACAACCTGGCGCTGGTATGAAGTGGAAGTAGGATAAATGTTATCAACCAAAGAGGTCATTGCGAAGGTAGCACGCCTTCAGACTAAGTACGCCAAACGCGACCAGCGTATGCGTGACGTTCTATCCGTGCGTCAGGGAGACATTGCGCGAGTATTTCCTGCAATGTTCTCAGAAGACTACCCCAAGCCTCTCGTTGCTAACTTCATCGATGTAGCTGCAAAAGACTTAGCAGAGGCAATGGCACCATTGCCATCCTTTAACTGCTCTGCTACCAATATGGTCTCCGATTCTGCACGCAAAGCGGCAGATACCAGAACCCGTATTGCTGGTCACTACATCTCTGGATCTGAACTACAAATCCAAATGTATGCTGGAGCAGACTGGTTTAACACCTACGGAATGCTACCTGCCATCGTTGAGATGGATTATGAGACCAACAATCCGAAGATTAGATTGCTAAATCCATTTGGTGTCTACCCAGAAATTGATAGATTTGGTAGAACCATCTCATTAACACAGATTGTGCAGACTGATACAGAGTCGTTAGCAGCCCAATACCCTGAGTTCTATGACCAGATTATGGGCAAGAACCTTTATACACAAGGCTCACCGCTACTATCTTTGGTTCGCTATCACGACAAAGACCAAGATTTAATCTTCCTTCCAGAGCGCCAGAACCTCATTCTTTCCAATACGCCTAACCCAACAGGTCGTTGCCTAGCATCCGTAGCTGTTCGTCCATCTATTGATGGAGAAGCACGTGGACAATTCGATGATGTGCTCGCAGTACAACTCGCTAGAGCACGCTTTGCAGTCCTACAGATTCAAGCAGCAGAGAAATCTATCCAAGCACCGATTGCTATTCCGCAGGATGTCCAAGAACTTGCCCTTGGCCCTGATTCGATTATGCGTTCTGCTAATCCTCAAGCAATCCGTCGTGTGCCACTAGAACTTCCTAATGGAGTATTTACCGAATCTGGTGTACTAGAGCGCGAACTTCGTATGGGTGCTCGTTATCCAGAGACCCGCAGCGGTGATATCTCAGCATCTGTCATTACAGGACGTGGTGTACAAGCCCTACAAGCAGGCTTTGATACACAAATCCGTGCAGCACAAGCACAGTTTGCACGCCTCTTTACTGAACTTGTATCAATGTGCTTTGAGGTAGACGAGAAAGTCTTTGGCAGTATGACCAAAGAAATCAAAGGTATTGATGATGGTACCCCATTCAATCTGAAGTATGTACCAAGTCGCGCTATCAATGGCGAATATGGTGTAGATGTCCGTTACGGCATTATGTCTGGTATGGATCCTAACCGTGCCATCATTGCATTACTACAGATGCGTAGCGATAAGTTGGTATCACGTGACTATGTACGTCGTGAAATCCCGATGGAGTTAAATGTTACCCAAGAAGAACAACGTATTGACATTGAAGAGATGCGTGATTCTTTGCGTGTTGCTGTTGCTCAGTATGCACAAGCAATTCCCGCGCTTGCAGCACAAGGCCAAGATCCTTCTCAGATTATTGGAAGAATTGCTACAGTCATACAAGGTCGTCAAAAGGGTCTCCAACTCGAAACGATAGTTGAGAAGGCTTTTGCACCTGAACCACAACCTGAAATTCCAGCGGCAGGTATGGCCCCCGTTCCTGCCTCGCAGCCAACTCCAGAACAAATGGGTGCGGCCCCTGCTGCTGGACCACAAGTTCCGCAAGGAAGACCCGATATCGCAACGTTGCTTGCGTCTATTGCAGGCTAAGGAGGTGCAACAATGAAACCAAAGGCAGCAAAGCCAGCAAAGGCTGTAGCAGCAAAACCACTTATGGGAAAGAAGGATACTTCTAAGCCAGCAGGACCAGGCAAAGTAGTATTCCCTTACACCCCAGCAGGTCGTAAAGGCAAGAAGAAGTAGTTTTAATCGAGAGGACAGAGCGTGCAACAAGATCCTGATTATGTACCACGCTCTGTTCGTCTCGCTGACGTTTTAGTAGTATTTGCAGGATTCTTTCACAACTTAGTGGCAGCACTTCACACATTTGCTGAAGAGATACTCGATGTAGCCACATATAACGCAATTAGAAATGCTCAAGTTAATAAGGCTTGGGAACAGTTCGCACAAGATTTAGAAACGATGGAGGATAACAATGGCTGAACCAGTGAACCCTTTGGCTGGAGTATCAGGTCCAGGTAAGTTCTCTGTCAGAGACGATATTCCTTCATCATCCTATGGAGAAGGTGTTGAGACCGCCGCTATTAAGGCAGGTGCTCCACTAGCAAAGACAGCAGATGTACGCCCAACCTCTTTATCAGCACAAGGTATGGCTCCAAGTCAGATGGAAAAGATTACGCCACTATATGCGCCATCACAACGTCCTGACGAGCCTATTACCGCAGGAAGTATTATGGGTGCTGGCCCTGGGCCAGAGGCTTTAGGTATGAATGCAGCAGCGCCTCGTGAAAAACTATCTGATATTTTATCAAGAATGCTTCCATATGACACCACTGGTGAAGTTGCAGTGCTATATCAGCAGGCACTATCGGTAGGTAATTGATGTCAGAGAATCTAAAAGCAGCGGCATTTGCTGCGGGGTTATCTGACAAAGAACGAGCAGAAGTAGAAGCTCTTAATAAAGCCCTTGGCGTACACCGTGAATTGTCTAATTTGCCACAGAATGTTGCACAGCGTCAGTATGGCAAACTTACAGATACCCAAAAAGAATCACTTAAGCAGAACTTTGGCGAAGCAGATCCATTACAGCAACCTAAGCGTGGCTGGTTGGGTACAGCGTGGCATTATTCTATTGGCGGTCTACTCAACGTAGCCCAAGAACTATCAGATCTCACCACTCGTACTTATCGTGCAGCGGTAATTCCTATAATGGAGCGCAAAACTTTAGGTTTTGCTTGGGATGAAGCCAATGATAAGGGCGATAAGATATTCAATCCTAATCGTTTGGCTGATGCTCGTCGCAAATTTGGCAATGTTCAGACCGAAGTGGCAATGAAGGTCTCACAAAGAGTTCCATATTCACAACTTATCAAAGATTACGCAGATAATCCAGAAGCTCTCAAGTATATCCAGTTAGGTTTTAACAAGGCTGGCACACCCGAAGAGCAAGATGTGATGAAAGATGCAATCCTTTTCGTAGATTCTGCTAAGTATTCACCAGGTCGTCAGTTTGCAAACATTATTGATGCCATTACACCAGGCAAGTTAGTTGAAAATGGTTTTGCGTATAGACTTACATCAGGCGTTGTTGATGCTGCGTGGAGACTTGGAACAGACCCAACCCTTGTTGTAGGTAAAGCCAAGCGTCTTATTGATGTCAAGAAGTATGCACTTGATGTAGTCATCGGCGGAAATAAAGTAGATGAAGTTTTCCAGAGTCAAGGAGTTGTGAACTTCTGGGATCGCTACGGTGCGGTACTCAATAAATACGACACTGCTGTTAAGTCTAACAAGACAGCCGAAGCAATGGCTGCTCGTAATGAACTCAAAGCGATTGCACCTGAGTTTGGACCAGCAACTATCAAATCTTTCCTTGATGCTGACATTCCAGTAACCAATGCTGCTACTGCTAAGGCTTTCTTCCAAAACGCCAAGCAGGTAGATGAGGTTCTTAAGGGTCAGATTGGTCGCCGTAGACCATTGATGCCAAGACTGGATGTTGCTCGACGTGCTCGCATCAGAGCAGTAACCACTGGAAACAAACTTCTCAACTTGGACCGAGTTGGACCAGATCTTGTAGATGATATGTTCTTTGGAGTGGCAGCTACAGATGATGGCATTGCTGAAAGAATTGTCAATAATCAAAAAGAAATTGTCACTATTCTCAAAGGCGATAGCAAAAGTAAGGGTGTAGGTCGCCTGTCATCGGCAATGATTAAGACTCGCATTGATAGATTCAAAGGCAAGTTTACGGCAATCCCATTCTTCGCAGATAATGTATTTGATGTTACATCCAAAGATGCCTCAGATAAGATTTATAGACTCTCGCGTCTAGTTATGCCACAGCGCGAATCCAAGTTACTTGCACAAGCATTTGAAAACATTGATGATGTAGGTCGTCGTAAAGACATTTACTACGGAATCATAGGAACTATTGGCGATTATCGCGGCATTACTATTACCGCTGAAGGTCAAGTTATTAACCGTCAGATGCTTGGCCTAAGACCACCAATTTTTGCTGCTGACGATGTCAATGGTGTCAACCCATCTAAGGCTTTAATCAATGGCAAAGAGGAATCTATTGCCTTGATTCCATCAGATTTATCACCATTTGTGTCGGCCCCGTCTATTCGTGATATCGATAGAGCAGCTGGCTTGGTACAAAGATTTGCTGGCTTGGCTCACAAGGACTGGGTTGAGAAGATGACTTCATACTGGTCATTCTTTACCCTTGCTGGACCACGTTACGCTATTCGTAACGCAACAGAGGACTTAATGGTCCACCTTGCTATTGGCGAATCACCTTGGGGTCTTGCTAAGTCTCGTTTTCTATCAACACGTCTACGCACAGTGCGTCAGGTTGAGAATGGTCTAACCAAGTGGGAAGCACGTGGCAATGATCCACTCGGTCTGGTAATGCGTCTTGTCAATAAGGATGAGTCTGAAGTTTACGCAACACGCATCAAAAAGGCTATGGATGATGGTGGCGGAATTAAAGAAGTACGTACCATTATGGCTCAAGCAGTCAACGAAGGAAAGATAAATCGTTTCTACAAGACTGTTGGTCTAGGCAAGATGATGGAAGCAGATAAAGCTGCTCTTGCTAAACAGATTATTCACGGTGATTTAGACAATGCCCTTATGGATGTTGTTGAAGGCGGCAAGCAATCCTTTACAGGGCTTGATTACACAACCCGTTCTTTAGCGAAGGTTCGCAAGAACCGCGTTCGCAATATGGAACTTAAGATGGAGTATCCATCAGGAATCCGTCGCGGCAAAGGCGCTAAGGGCTTTGGGCCAATGGTTCCTTGGGTTGATGAAGCAAGCCGTGTATCGTGGATGATGCGTATTAACTACTACGCCAATGACAATCTAGGTGCTATTGCGGTTGCTAATCTTGACAAAAAAGAAGTGGCAGTACCACTTATTGCTAAATGGTTTGAAGAGCATCCAGAAATTTACAAGCAATTCCGCTGGAAGAACGCAGATGTTTCTGTAGAGGAGCACGCAGGCAAAGTCTATGATGCAGCCCGTCAGTTGTTCTCAAAGAAGAACGGCGATCTAAACTTAGAACTGCTTGACAAAGTTCGCACCATTGGCGACGATGGCGCATATAAGGTCTCTGGTCGTATGACTATTGATGACCTTCCAATGACTGAGGCTGATTCTCCACGCCTTATCGTTGGTCCAGCACTTGTTGCTGTATCTGATAGCGGTAACTACACAGCATCCCTAATGGAATGGGGATGGGACTGGTTAGGCGAAGCCAATGCTCGTCTATCACGTGAGCCTATGGTGCTTGCTGAGATGATTAAACTTCGCAAGCAGTTTGAGAAGAGTGGATTTGAGCAAGCCTTTATCAAAGCGCACCTTCGTGGGGTAGACCCAACGGATGCAAAGAAGGTAGAGAAGGCAACTAATGTTGCCCAGCGTAAACTTTCTGAGATTGTAGAAGATAGGGCAAGACTTCAGACATTGGCTTATGTAGATAATCCGATGGTCCAGAGCCAGTTTGCTTTCTCTATCCGCAACTTTGCTCGTTTCTATCGTGCAACTGAAGACTTCTATCGACGCTTGTATCGCGTTACTCGATATAACCCAGAGGCTTTCCGCAAGATTGCACTTACCTATGAAGGCATTACCCATTCTGGTTGGGTCGTCAAAGACGATCAAGGCGAACCATACTTCATCTATCCTGGTTTAGAGCCTGTCTATAAGGCAGTGCAGTTTGCAATGCAAGGATTGGGCGTAGGAGCAGAGTTTAAGACTCCACTTCCAGTTCAGTTCGGTGCAGATTTGCGTATGATTACACCATCTGCTAACCCTGAATCTTTGATTCCTACATTCGCAGGTCCACTTGCTGGTGTATCTATGAAGTTCTTAGCGAACGTTGTTAATATCTGGTCGCCAGGCGCTGCCGATACAATCGAGCGTGTAACTCTCGGCAAGTACGCAGTAGATCAACCTATGCTTTCAGCATTCTTACCAGCTCACGTCAACCGTATCTACGGTGCAATGAACCGTGATGAGCGTGACGGTCAGTATGCCTCTGCTTGGCGCAAAGCTGTCACCTATCTTGAGGCTGGCGGTCACGGTATTCCTAAGCGTTATGATGAAGACAACAACCTTATTCCACCAACTGCTGCAGAACTTGAAGCCTACAGAGTCCGTGTCAAGAATACAACAATCAGCATTCTTGGACTGCGTGCAGTTCTAGTTC